GTTCCCCGCTCTCGGTGGGCGATCGATTCGCGATCGAAAAGGATGCGGCGGCTGTGGCGTGGGGGAGGTTGAACGGCGAGCGCATCGTTGATTACGACGCGCTCGTGGCGGCCAAGGGCAGCTACGCGGCGAACAACAATATTCAGGCGGTGGCGGATGAGGCGGGCGAGCTGTCCCCACTCCAAATACTTCGGACGGAATCTACGATCGAGCAGGCGGCTCGCATGCGGAGTGGGGCTCTTTCCGTCGAGGGGCAGTTTTTCTTCTTGCAAAACGAGATTCGCGACGAGGCGTTGGCGCGCGAACGGGAGATGAATAAACTGGTGGAGGCCGGGAAGTGGACGCCGACGGAGTTCCGTTCGTATATGACACAGGCTGATCACGACAAATCCGTCAAGCTGGCACAGCTGGTTAAAGATCCGCGCTACGCCAAGGTGGTGGATAAATTCAAGCAGTCGTCGCACCCAGTCGATGTAGCGATATCCCGCTATTTCGATCTGTATGAAGAGGCGTCTGACGCTGGGTTCGTCAACTACGGGCGGCTGGATGGGTTGCGCGAGAATCTCCGCCTAGAAGTTGGCGAAGATGTATGGCGGCGGGTCGAGGGGGCGCTCTTGAACCGTAAGCGCGACACCGAGTGGGGGGAGAAGTTGCGTCTTGCGAGACAGCTACTCGCGCCACTCTTCGCCAAGCGCGAGGCCCTCTTCCGGGAGATGCAAGCGCACGATCCGGCCCTGCAAGCGTTTGACTCGTTGGCACACATGGAGGCCGATATTCGTGCGCAGGCATTTGGGATCGACCCCACTGGGCGACGTGTAGATGCCATCGCGAGGCAGATCAGCGGTCGGAGCCGTTCCTTACGCCGGATCAATGCCTTCAATTCACGCTACCGCGCCCGGATGCGGCGGAACCCTGAGGTATTGCGGGCGATGAACACCTTCTACGCGTAACGTGCGTCGACAGGTGATCAGTTCTGCGATACGCTGCCACGGAAGTCCTCTATACCCAGCCGACGCGTATCTAGCGTCCGCTTATCAATGGAGATGGTGATGGTTAGCGACCCGTCCGCAGTCCCCGATAATGGTGGTGAATCCCCGACGTTCGCGCCCGGGGTTCCTGATACCGAACCGGTAGCCGACGCCCCCGCGCCAGAACCCACGATCGCCGATGTCTTGTCCGCGTTGAAGGTCGCACAGGGTCAAGCCCGTGTGGCCGAACAAGCGACTCGGGACCTTGGTGCTCGGATCGATGCGTCGGAGCGCATGCGTGAACATAGCTTCGCGTCACTCGTCAACGTGCTCGATGAGCCGGATGTGGAGGCGGCCCCTCCTGCGGCAGACTCGGCCGGGGGCGGGACCCGAAGCGAACGCTTTAACGAAGCACTCCAGCAGAGCCAACAGGCCGACCAAGCCGCCGCTTCCGCGCCATCGTATGACATGGCGATCGCGCAAGAGCAGGCGATGGCCCGCCTTCAAGGCCAGATCGAAGGGACCATCACTGCGGCGGGCCTGGATGTCCAGGCGGTGTTGCAGATGCAGCAAGCGGCGGCGGCAATGGGGGACAATTCACTCCAGCCGGTGGCCGCTGATCCCGCTGCGCTCCTCACAGAGTGGCGCGAGCGGCTGATTCCCTCGATCCAGCAACGCCAAGCGCAAGCAGGCGTCGACCCATCGAACTCGAATCTCGCAAATGGTGCGCCCCAAGGGACACCAGCGACCCCAGGAACCAGCGCCGCCGCCGGGTTCAAAACCTTTGGCGACGTTGAAGATGCGTTTAATGACAGCAAGATCGATCAGGTTCGCCTGGTCGAGCTGGCAAAAACCTTCCCTGAGGGTCGACGGTTCTTGGAGCGTTTGGAAAAAAACAGATAGGCAACCCAGATGGCGATTACACGCACAACTGAGCTAGATCAGCTCGTGCGACGTGCCGTCACCGCTGCCAGGCTCACCCTGCAAGGGGAAGCGGTTGTCCGTGGAACGCTGACTGATTCGCAGACACTTCCACGGCACACTGACATCTCTCTCAAGGTCCCGAAGCTGACCCAGATTTCCGCCTTTGGTTTGACCGAGGGCGTCGATATGGTGCAAGCGCAGGCGGTGACTGATTCTGTCGTAACAATCACACCTTCCGAAGTCGGCTGCCAGGTGGTCCTGACCCGCAAGCAGGTGCAGACCTCGTCAGAGGATTCCCGCACCAAGATCGGGCAGATCCAGGGCAAGGCGATGAGCAAGAAGACTGAGCAGGACACGATGGCCCTGTTCAGTGGTTTTGATACGGACCTCGGGTCCGCCGGTGCGGCCCTCGATCACGATGACATTGGACGCGGTCGTTCAAACATTCGTGGCGACCAGACCGAGCCGAACGATGCGCGAACGGTGTTCGTGGGCCAGCCCCACCACTTCTTCGACATCTTCCAAGACCTGACTCAAGACCCTGCTTCAAACGTCGGGAACATCCCCACCGGTATGTCGGAAGACATCTACCGGGAGCACTTCCTTGGACGTCTGCATGGGACTGACCTGTTTGAGAGTTCACTGATGGTGGTGGATTCCAGCGATGACGCTGTTGCTGCGGTCTATACGCCCGCCGCGATCATCACGGTCGACTTCATGAAACCAACCATGGACCCCGAGTACGACGCCTCGCTTCGCGCGTGGGAGTTGAACTTGGTGGCCGACTACGGACAGGCCGAATACCAAGGCCTGTGGGGCTACGCGATTACCGCCGACGCCTCACCGCAGACGTAGGGGAGGGAATAACATGAGTTTTCCCACAGACATTTATGGGGCCGAAGGCGAGCAATGGGAGACGTATAGCGACCAACGCCACGTCCTCGGCACCCGGCTGGTTTTGCAGGACGGCCGCACGTTCCGCTTTGTCGAGAACGGTGGCACGCTGCTGGTGGCCGGAAACGTCATCCAGGCGGAAGCCCCGGGGGCCAACTTTGACGAGTTGGCTGTAGCCTCAGCCGCAGCGGCTGGTGCTGAAACCGTCACTGTGACCTTGGGGTCCACGGCGGCGACGGTGGACCTCTTTGCGGAGGGCTACCTCTTCGTCGAGGACGACGCGGGGGAATCGTTCCTCTACCCGGTGCGGTCGCACCCGGCGGCAGGCACGTCCTCTTCACTGGTGGTCACGATCTGGAATTCGATCCAGGTCGCGCTGACGACATCGTCCACGGTGCTCCTGCTGAAGTCACTCTATAAAGACGTGATTCAGATGCCGACCACGGGAACAGGTGACATCGTTGGTGTCGCCGTCAGCCCGATTGCGGCCGACGAGTACGGCTGGATTCAAACGCACGGGCCGTGTGGTGTCCTCACGGACGGCACGCTGGTCATCGGGCAGCACATTCGTGCCTCCGACGGCGTGGCTGGTGCGGTTGAGCCGTTGGACCGAGATGGAACGCATGAGAACGAGGCCGAACTCGGTCGCGTGATCTCCGTCTCGGCGACGACGGAACAGTCGCTCTGCTACCTCACCATCGAGTAGCTGGAACTGGCAGGGGGAGGGGTTTCGGCCCCTCCCCTTTTCCAGGGGGTACCTATGGTTGAGCAGGATGGGCTGCGTCAGGATCGTAACCCGCATCAGACGGGATGCCGCTGTGAGGACCCGCGTTGTACGGCGCGGGTCCGTGATCCGCGCCAACCCCGGGTGATGCGGATGTCCGTTGATGTCAGCCAACTGCGTCAAATGCAGTCCTTTGATCCGGCCGATGCGGCGGCACTGGGTGCGGCGGCGTACCGTGTGGCGTCCCAGGGCCACGTCCGCATCCGCGATCCAGAACAAGAACGTCAGCAAATGCCGGAGTTCTTGGAGATCGATGCGCCGGGCCGCACGCTGTTTGTCAGCACACAAGGGATGCGGGACGTCTGGGAACTGACCGCTGAACTGGGCGAACTGATGGCCGAACAAGATCGGCCGGAAAATCGCAGGCGCTGGCAGGCCTACCGCGACTCGAAGCATCGCGACATCGTGACCGAGCACCGTCAATACAATGAAGCCTTGCTGCGCTACGGGCGCAGCCACGCCCGAACGGGGCGGTTTAAGGAATCGAGAATCTAATGGCAACGAAAGCACCGAAGCCCCCCACGATCGCAGCAGACAGCCCCAACCCGGGCATGACCCGCGCTGAGGCGGAAGTCCTACTGCGCGACATGGCGCGCTCGTTTGATGTGGATCTGAGTGACGCCGCGAACATTGACCACTTTGAGCATGTGGACCCTGACACCGGGCGCGGCCTCAAGGTGCATGGCGGCACGATCTTCATTCGTGCGTACCGTGAGAACGGGCAAGCCTGCTGGCTGCCCAAGGATCAATGGAAAGAGAACTACCAGGATAAGAAGGTCATTGAGAATCCGCGCCAGCGCCACAAGCGCGTGCTGACGGGGCGACCCCTCTTCACCCCAGAACCGCCGCCAGGGCGCTTGCAGGCGATCATGGAAAACCAAGCGCCGTGCCCGGTGTGCGACAAGCTGATGGATGCCAAGTCGCGGCGCTATCGCTTCGCGGGGACGACCACCTCACTCCTCACGGCCCTGAACCACCACACCTTGTCGCGGCACCCGAAGTCGGATGAAGCGATGGAGATCCGCGACGGCCTCGACATCGAAACGGATGCACGACAAGCTCGAATCATGGCGAGCGCCTTGCGTGAGGCGCTCCAACCCGCTGGAGGTGACTGATGGCCGTTCGTGGCCCCTTCACAGCATTTGAACAGATGACGGTGAGTGATTCAGCGCTCACGCTGGATGCGACGAAACAGATTGGCACGACGGGCGCGCTGATCACGGCTGAAACGGCGGATGTGCGGTTCCGGGTTGATGGCACGAGCCCAACGGCATCGGTGGGGCACAAGCTCGCGTCAGGCGATCGGCTCTTGCTGGAATCCCCCCAGGAGGTGGCGAACTTTAGCGTCATTCGGGTGTCGGATGACGCCACCCTGTTTGTGAGCTTCACCAAGAAGAGCCCGTTGTCGTAAATGGCCGTCACGACGCAAACCGTCGTACAGAATGTTGCCCGCCTGCTAGGCGGCTTCCAGGCGGTGACGGCGACCGGTAACGGGACCAGCACGACGGTCGTCGACACCAACCTGAAGAACTACGTGAACGATTCGTTCGCGTCGTGGTGGTTGCGTGCAACCTCTGGGACGAACGACGGCGAAGAGCGACGGGTCAAGTCGCTCGTGCAGTCCACAGGCACCCTGACGGTGGAAACCGCCTTCACGGCGTCGACCGCGACAAACGACACGTTTGAACTGCACAAGGTGCTCTCACCGGCTCGGGTGATCGAGGCACTAGCAACAGCGCGACACCGGACCTTCCCGGCGCTGAGCAAGCTCGTCGAGGACACCTCGCTGATGACCAACGCCCTGACGGGTACACGGGTCACGGTGCCCAGCGCGATTGAGGGACGCCCCACCGCGATCTTCCTGGAGACTCCCGTGGGGGAGGGTGTGGAGAATTTCCTCAGCAACGCTGATGCGGAGTCGACGGACGACCTGACGGCGACCAACGTGACGCTGTCGCTCCTGACGCGCACCACGGGGTATACCGATGTGCCGAAGTACGGCAGCGGCGCAGTCAAGGTCGTCGCGGGGGCCTCATCAGTCGGGACGGTCGCGGAAGGGAATACGGCCACGGTGGCCGATATGCGGGGCATTGCGCTCTCGTACGCGCGGTGGGTCTACAGCCTGACCGCATCCCGCATCACCGTGCAGATCAACGACGGGATCGGGACCACGTCGTCGAGCACCCATGGGGGCACCGGGTGGGAACTTCTCCATGTGACCCGCGACATCGTGACCAACGCCTCCGCGTTGACGCCAGCGGTATCGAACACGAGTTCGGCCGCGTTCACGTATTTCCTCGACCAGGGGTGGTTCTACCAGGGCACGAAGCCACCCATGCGTTTCAACCATCGCCTGGAGCACTGGCAGTACCACGACCGTGTGACGCGCGAGGTGGAGTTTTCCGACTCCCTTCCCCACAACCGGCAGCTCTACATGCAGGGGCAGGGGTTGATCGAGGAGCCGACGGCGTACAGCACCTCGCTCTCCATCACCGAACAGCAGGCGGAATTGCTGGCGATCGTTGGGGCGATTGAGACGCTCAAGCGTTGGCGCAACCAACTCAGTGGGTTGAGCCGTGATCAGGCGGTTGAGATGCAGGCGGATTTTGAGCGCGACCTGGCGCAGAAGAAGCACAACCTGGGGCGGCGTGCGCGCAACATTCGCGTGGTACGTGCATGACTGGCCCGACCCAACTTACCAGTACGGCGTACGACATTGTCATGCGCCTTGCGGATGGCAGCCACGTCGGCCTGACGCTGGCTGACGACCCCGAGGCGGGAACCCCCGCGTATCAAGCTCCCTCTCTTGTGGATGCCCAGGCCGATCAGCGTCAAGGGCAGAATGACTGGTCGTTCGGGCTGGGCCACCAGGATATGGAAGCGGAGCACCCCGAATCGGCGTTGCAGGTGGCGTCGATGACGAACATGGCGCTTCTTCAGCACCGCCATGCGTACCTTGCGCCGCGTATTGAACCGTTGCAGACCGATGGGGATTTCACCCCTGATTTCTTCCTGGTGACGAGCGGGAGCAAGATCCTGGCTTTTGCGGGAACCGGGGTCTATCGCTGGAACACCAGCTCCACGAAATGGGAGCTGAAAGACACGATGGCGGGCTCGATTTCGGGGCAGCCGGTCGAGTTCAACACCACGGTGTTTGTGCCGCTTGGCAGTTCTACCGCCTACGAGTATTCGACGAACGCCTTCGAGAGCGCGGGAGTCGCATCGAGCTTGACGGACGCGAACGCCTCGGGGTTCACGGTCTACCACAACGATTCCAACGTGCCGCTACTCGTCAAATGGGACGACACGAATGAGGTAAAGACCAACACGGCCGGGATCAACGGTGGGGCACAGTGGGGCAGCGCGACGCTGATCAGTAACACCTCGGCGTCGATTACCTGGCTGTTGCCGATGGGGGGGTCGGCGCGGGAAGACAACCTGATCGTCTTCAAAACGGACGGGCGGTATTCCTTTGACCGGGAAGGGAACATCGCCGACGAAAACCCGGACTTTCGGTCGGCCCCGTTTGCCACGTTGGGCACCGGGGCGATTGTGTGGCGCAACCAAAATGCGCTCTTCCCGATTCGCAATCGGGCGATCCGCTGGGACCCGTTTGGGGAATCCGAACAAGAGACGATCTACCCGCCTGAAAACGCCTTCGGGTCGCGCAAGAATTTCGGGCAACCCCTCTTCATGGCCGGTGACGAGAACTACGTCTACATGGTCATTCAGAACCTGGATGATGACTACCGCATCTTACGGGGGTCCCCCACGGGGTTTCGCGCCCAGGGGGTCGTTTCCCGCGAGCAAATCTGGGCCTGGGATTGGGGGATCGATCTCAGCAGCAACACCTGTGATGCGCTTGCGTATGTCCCCGAAACTGCGACCGGCAGCGCCAACCCCTGGTTGCTGTTCCGGTACGGCAGTGAGGTGCGCCACATCATTCTTCCGCGCAAGGGCCTGGTCGCGATTCAGGACAGCAACACTCGCTATGCCGAAACAGGGGAGCTTATTGGCCCCTGGCTTGACGGTGGGGCGGCGGATCGAGATAAGGCGTACAAGTTCATGCAGATGGACGGCCGCGACCTGAGTGCCAGTTCCACGATTACCCCCGGCTATACAACGGATGTGACGAGCGAGATGGAGGACCTGACCTTCACGGCGCTTCCCCCGTGGGCGGATGCCACGACGGTGTACCAGCAAACCGTCCCGGCCAGCACGGTGGGGCGGAATATCGCGTCGCGCTTCAGTTTCCAGCGCGGGTCGGGGCTGCCCGAGGAGACGCCGGTCATGCGTGGCTACGCCTGGCACGCCTTCTACGCAGGCCAGAAGGTGCAGGAGCGCCGCTTCACGGTCCTGGTGGACGATGGGCTGTTGGCGCAGTCCAACGCGCTGGACAACCAGACGGGGACGTATATCCGCGATGCCCTCAAGTCCGCCTGGCGGCAGACGCAGCCGGTGCGGATCAAGGTCCCGGAGGGGGATCTGGTCGATTCGCACGTCGTCAGCATCAACCCCCACCCGATCACCGTCACTAGCCTGGGGGC